GCTTCGGTGCAGGCTTCTTGGGTGCAGGTTTAGCAGCAGGCTTCGGTGCCGGTTTCGTGTCGCCTTTGCCGGTCTTATCCTTCTTGTTTTGCGCAGCGGTTGTTGTTGCATCCTCGACGTCTGTCGGATCCGTTGCGGTCGTATCGCTCTCCGGTGTCTCCTCGATGTCTTGGTCGCCTTGCTCGAGTTCTTGGACGCTCGGGTCGTCTTGGTTGGCCTCCTCGATCTGCTCCTGTGTGCGTGCTGGCAGGCCCATCGATGCGCGGACCCACTGCTGGTCGTCGTCGGTCGGACTCAAGAATCCGGATGTGGTGAGCTGTGCGATTGCAGTGCCGAGTGCAGCTATATCTACCTTGCTGATGCCGGAGTAATCAAGCACAGGGTATGCCTTCACGTCGTTGAAGTTCAGGTCGACAATCTCTTTGACGAGTTGCTTGTTGAAAACGTCGCGGACGGTGTTTGCTATCGCCTCCATCGCTTTGAGGAAGAGGTCGGAGTGGTCGGTTGAAAGCGCACGGCTTCCGCTTCCGGCTCTCGATGCGCCGAGCTCGAGAAACTGTGCGAGCACGCTCTGCAAGATTTCCTTGTTGTGGTGCTCGATGGCTACTGTAGGGTCGCGTGTTGTGCGTGCGCCCATGTTGGCAAACTCGAATGTGTAGCCGGGTGGAAGCACCATGTATGCCTTCTCGTTTGCGCGGAGGTTTTGCAGTGTGGTCTTGGCTCGCTTCTCATCGTTCTCGGTGTATCCCACTGGCATCGTGAGCGTTGGCACGCCGAGTCCTTGGCGCTCGAATGCGAGGCTGTCTATCGCGTAGTACTTGCTCTTGCGGTACCAGTGCTGGTATGCGGCTCGGAGCATGGATGTGCCCCACCAGTTATCCCCTTCTCGCTCGTTGACGAATATCAAAAGTTTGGAGCCGGGGATCTGGGCGAGCTGTCCATCCTGTCGGATCTGTTGGATGCCGAAGGTGTGGTCTACCAACTCCCACTGCAGGATACTCTTTGGGAGGCGCGGTGCGAGCTTCGAGAGTGTGACGTATGTCTTGCCCTCGTGGTCCATGGTGCCGTATACCTTCTCGAAGAGCATCACACCGAATGCGGTCATGAGGAGTGCTTGGCGGAGGATGTCGTCCCACGTCATGTCTTCTACCCAATCGAAGAGCGCATGGCGCACGAAGTTCGCGATCTCCTCGTCTTGGGTGCTATCGCTTGCAGGCTTCACGTACCAGTCGGCCCGGCGGATTGGGAGTGTGCAGACCATCATCGCTGCGCGCACAGTACCGTCGGACTTGCGCATCTCCTCGAAGACGCGGATGCCTTGGATGCCCTGCAGTTGCGGATTGTATTCCTCGGTGATGATGCCGTGGAGCAATCGTGTACCGGAGTCGCCGAGCTCAGCTCTCGGGAATGATGCCGCCAGTGGTCGGCTGTCGTCTGTTTTCTGTAGGTCCTTTTGGATGCTCACCTGCGCACTGACTGGACTCGGCTCGGTTGCCGTTTTCTTCCCTGTTGAAAACTTGAGTGATATGTCCATAGTTGATTAAAATTGTTTTTTGTCGTCTCCTGCAGTTATACCACGTTCGCTCCCAACGTCCGGCTGGTTATCCTCTCCTTGGACCGGAAGCCTGCGAGTGACTGTAGTGAGCTTGAAGTGCTGAAGCGCGCACATGAGTGCATCGGGGATGTGGTCATTCTTTTTGACTGGCTTGTCAGTCCCCTCCTCATATCGATAATTCTTGATCTGGTAATAAGCATCCTTGAATTTCTTCGGCATCTTGAATTTCGCCTGCTCAAAGTGAGCGCGCAGGTTGCCGAGCATCGACCCGTTGCCCTGATCGTTCGTTCCGGTGCTACCAAACTTCTCTTTGCTGAAGACGACCTCAATGACGACGCACCCGATGTTCTCTTTGCTGAGTGCGTTTTGCAACGCGACGTTTTCAAATTTGCCAGCGGAGTCTGCATAAATAAATCGGATGCGGTGTGCTTTCACTTTTGCGACTGTCTCAGTGATGATTTCCTCGGCCGACGTTTGGTGGTAGTTGACGTTGTCAAGCATCACCGCTACATCGTCTCTGTGGCGCATCAGCTCCACTACGGATGTCATCGTTGAGAAGCCCCAGTCGATGCCAAGCACGGCCGTCGCTCCTGTCACATAATTGTAACGTGTCTCTGTGTTGCTGTCGAAGACCGACCTGTCAACATCTTCGGGTTTGAGGACGAGCCCGGCGCTCGAGGGTCGTGTGCCGAGGTACTCCACCTCGAACCAGTTCTCGGTTGGCTTCTCTCTCCATGCCTGCACGATGTTGTCGATGTGCACCCAGCCCTCTGGATCTCCTGTGCGCCCCTTGGCGTGCTTCTTGAGGCGTTCTATGCCGTTGAGGTTGCACACCTTGGTGCCGTCCTTCAGCGCGCCGTTCTCGAAGTAGTCAGCCGGGAAGGGGAGTGTGACGTCGAAGATGTCCCACTGGATGCGCGTGTATCCCATCTCCTCTGCGTTGTCCCACGTCTCTGCGAAGCGTCCGAATATCTTGTGGAAGGTCGAGGCCATGACGACGAGTGGGTTCTCGCTGTCGTTCACCATCGGGAGTGCGTCGTCGATGAGCTCGTCGCTCGTCTCGCAGGTCTCATCCGAGAGGAGCACGTCCGGGTGCTTGCCGCGCACCTGCTTCGGTGATGCGGTGACGCAGTTGAATTTGTGGCCTTCGTTCGCTTCGGTCTCGCCTATCTTTACGCCCTTGATGCCACCGGCAACGCTGGTTGCTACACTCGCGTCCATGTCGCAGTAGTCCTCGAAGTAACCGTAGACCACCTGCGCCTGCACGAGCGAGCCGCCCATGTTGACGACGCTGCGCTTTTTTAGATACCAGAGGTCAAAGCCCAGCGTGCCGAGCAGTTTGCTCTTACCACCCCCGCGCGGTGCCTTGATGATCGCTCGGGTAGTTGCCCCAGTCCATAGGAGCGCGTACGCCTGTTTGATGACTTGGGGCCACCGCATGCCCTTCTTGCTCGGGAACGTCTTGTGCATCGTTATCGGCTTCTCCGAGTATTGGGTCCGCAGGTCTCGTTGTCCAATGGCTATCCTCAACGACGCGAGCGTCTCTAACGGCGCTTGAGTCGTCAAGGAGTTCTCTGAGGTTTGCATAGTGCTTTGATTTTAGTGGCTCTGGTAATAATTCGATGAGGTGTCTGATGTCGTTCACTCCAACTTCGACCTTGTTGGTGTGCTCGACCTCTGTCCTCGGGGAGAATTTCTTGAAGTATTGCAGCCAGAGCAGTTGCGACATTGGGTTGCCCTTGACTGCGCTGCGGTAGATGCCGTGAATGACATCCGGCGTTTTGTCGGTGCTCCACATCTTCAGGATTGCATCGACACGTCCCTCAAAGTCCGCGCGGTGCTTCCATGCTGTCGGTGTGTTGATTCCAATCTTGTAGTACTCGCAGAATGCGGTTTGTGTCTCGATGCCGAGGTTGCGTTTCTCGAGTGGTGGCATCGCGGTCCACAAGACGAACTCGCGGTAAATGTCTGCCCGTTTTACGGGATGTGACATTTCACTGTTTCTCATCGAATTGGTTGCCATATTGTTTTCGCGTCGTTGTCTTGTGGTTGGGCGCGTTCTTTACATTCTAACCTACTTTTGAGCGGGCCGTGAAAGTGACTCACTGTCTTGGTCGCCTGCGAGTAGCTTGCGCATGACGTCTCTGACCACGTTCACCGTCACTGCGTTGCCGAGTGTCTTGTATCTCTGGGTGTCGCTTGTGCCCTCTACGCCGGTCCATCCGTCTGGGAAGCCCTGCAGTCTCTCGCACTCTGTCGGTGTGAGGCGCCGGATGCGAGCGCCTGCGACATGGTTGTTATGATGGTATTCGCTTCCGGTCATCGTGGGTGCGATGTCATGCTTGCCTCCCTTGTTCTTGCCTCGTGGTCGCTGGAGCAGGTACGAGAACTGGCTTGAGCTTTTCTTCGATGCGAGGCTCCCGCTTATCGGCATCTCTCGTACCTCTCCTCGTTGGTTGCCTGCCACGATCGTGTACTGTTGCATTCCGGTGTCCAATGTTTGAGCTATCCCTTTCCCAACTCGACCACGCGGCGTGGTCGAGTTGGGCACTGAGAGGTTTATGCTGTCTCCCACGTGTGCCTCTGCGTATCCCATCTGCGTTGCCTCCGGTATGAGGTACGAGTTTTCTAGGTCCGGGCCCCCTTGCTTGGCGCGGAGCGTGTGGGCCACGACTTCCCTCTCTTGATTGCGTGCTTCGTCAGTCCGGCTATCACCTTCTCCGAGAGGAAATACTTCGGGTCGACGTGATCCTCTAAGATGTCCGACAATGAACACTCTCTCTCTGTTTTGAGGGACTCCGTGATTTTTACTGTTAAGCACTTGCCATTGGACGTCATACCCCAGCTCAGCAAGCGTGGCGATGATGGTGCGGAAAGTCTGGCCATCGTTATGACTGAGTAATCCCTTGACATTTTCAAAGACGAATAGTCGAGGCTGTTTTGCTTGCAGTATTCGCGCAAGGTCGAAGAAGAGAGTACCCCGAGTGTCTTGAAACCCTCGTCGTTTTCCAGCGATGCTGAAAGCCTGACAAGGAAATTCGCCAACGAGGAGGTCGAAGTCGGGAAGAGAGGCTGCGTCGATTTTGGTGATGTCTCCATAGTTTTGGTGAGTAGGGAAGTGGTGCTGGTAAATGTTGCATGCGTATCTGTCTACCTCTGAGTATCCGACGCACTCGTGCTCGGCCCCTATGCCGAGTTCGAATCCGCCGATGCCTGTAAATGTTGAGACGTATTTCATAGTTAGAATTTCTTCTTGAGTGGCCATTCCTCTCCGTCCTCCTGTGGATCGCCTGCAAACGCACATCTGTCGCATGCCTTCTTCCCTTTGAGTTCCTCGGGCTTGTAGAGGCTCTTGCAAACGGGACAGCGTACTTTCGGTGCCTGCCCGGGGGTAATCTTTACTCCCATACGATGCTTTTGATTCGGTTGATAATTCTCTGCCATCGGGTCGGTTGCCCTCGACGTGCACGCAGCTCTGCGAAGGCTCTCTGCATCTCAGCGTGTGCGAGCATCTGGCCTTTGCGTTTCCGGCGGCGTTCCGTCTTTGGTGTGGGGTTCTTTGCCTCCTCGAGTGCCTTCATTTTGAATCCCACCATCATGTGCAGGCGCTCGACTGCCTCCTGACATTGCTCGATGGTCCTCATGTTACTGAAGTGCTCAGTGCCATCGTGTCGCTTCAGTTGTTTCCTGAGCTTGTGGTAGACCGTCGTGCGCTCCGTTCCCATCGATACGAGCCGGTCGATTAGTTTATGGCCCTCGTCTTTGAGTGCCATTATCTTCATCGACCTCATGACCGCAGGATGATCGCTGCCCGGGCATCTTCGACGCGCATGCTCAGACCGTACATTCCGCCTGCGAGTGCCGAGGCGATGATGTGCATGTAACGCGCACGGACGTTGCGGTCCTTCTCTCGTTTGCAGAAGTATCGGTACTGCGCACCGTATGCCTGTGCCTCTGCTTCAGCGCGGAACTCTGGCTTGTCGAGGTACGCTCTCCACCACTGTGCCGGACCGCCCATGTCGTACTGCTGCTTGCTGTGTATCGCTTCGTGCACTTCGAGAGCGGCGTCAATGACGACACCAGCGGGGTTGTAGATAGTATCGCCCCATGAATAAATGGTGGCCTTGTCGTCGATTGCAAAGCGCTGGTGGCATTCTTCGTATACCCATGCCGGTGGCTTTTCGTTAACGATTTTCATAGGCTGTTGAAGAGTTCGATGCCGTCCCTCAGTCCCTCCCCGTTGACAATTTCCCCGATCGCCGCGGCGACGTTCTTCTCGGTACTTAGTCCGTACTCGTCGCAGAGGTAGCTCAGGATACCTACCTCGCGCATCTTACGTGGCCGGTGTGGATGTCCGAGGCGACGCTCTCCGCCGGAGAGGTCCTCGAAGCTCGTATTGAGACGACCTATCTCACGCCAGTAGCCGTCGTATGTGTTGGATACCGCGTCTCCGATTGTCTCGATCTCGTCCCTATCGAATAATGCAACGCAGACCATGTCGTGCCCGGTGTGGATGAAGCCGGAGAATTCATGCGGCATCACCTTCTCGCCTCTGCAGAGGTCGAGCATGCTCTTGTTCATGTAGACTGCTATTTTCACTCGGCCGAGGTCGCGCTCGCTCTGCTTGCGCCCATAGACTGCTGCGCAGTGCTCGTCACAGAACATGGTTTTGTCGCCGGTTAATGGACCCATGCATCCCCAGCAGAAGAAGATTTTGTTGTTGGTTCGTTGTGTCATATCTGGTGTCGTTCCCACCCATCGCCCTGCGGCTCTCGAGCGCGTGGTGGCTTAGTAATTAATTCGCGGAGTTTCATTTCTGAAATGGTGAAGTCGCAGTCGCGCTTGCCGCATTCGAGTATCGCAACGTCTGGCTTCTGGATGAGTGACGCTCCGCATTTCGGGCATTCGCCGTCCTTGAGTGCTTTCCAATTCATAGGTCCATGTTGAATGTTATCGTCACCTCTATCCGTGGCTTTTTATTGCCGCAGGAGTGGTGCGTCTGGACGTCGACGTGCTTATCGTCCATGAAGAGTGCGTCGTTAATGCCCTTCACGATGTTGTCAGGGTCCGAGTGGTTCTCTTTGCCGAAGAAGATGTGTGCAACGACGCGTGCACGCACGCCCTTCTTGATTGGCTTCTTCTCGAGCAGGTCGTGAATCTCTCCCATGTCCTCCCTCCGGATCTGTTTGTTGGGGAAGACGGTGTCGAGGTACTGCGCCACGACGTATGTTTTCCACGCCGTGTACCGCATGTATCGCGGGCTCCACTTGGATGCCTGCGTGGTTCGAGTGTAGGGGATTGGGTTGCCCTCGTTCTCGTCCTCCTGATTTCCGAAGACTATAAAGCTCACGGAGCCAGAGACGGTACTGATTGAGTTGGCCATATCATTCTTGGATGCTCGGACCGCCGAGTGTGCGGTAGACGATCGGCGTGCCGTTGTCGGTCGCACGCAGGATCCCCTCTTGCATGCCCTTGCTGATTCCGTAGTCGGTATAAACGGCGACGAGTTGCGCGTGCCTGCCCCACTCGAAGCCTGCCTCCATGCCCCGTGCCCGCTCTGCAGGCGTTGAATCGTCCAGAACCTGCGTATAGAGCAGGTGACTGGCAATCGGGGCTTCACAGCGATTTAAGCTGTCCTTGAGGCATTCTCGGGCGTAGGCGAGGTTTTTTGGTATGTCCCCGGCGTACGGGCTTTCGATGATGACGCGAATCATACCGTTGGCACTGGCTGTGCTCGACTTATTCCGTTGTAATGGATGACGTGGTCGAAGCAGCGGGCGCTTCCCTTCGCTCGCGGGTTCACGCAGTAGTCTGCTACGCACGGCTTTACGAGGACCTTGCCGATGTGCTTGCGCTCGGGTCGGATGCGCTTCATACGAGTGATGGGGCGTTCCTGCGTGCGTATGCGGCGTGTCGACCGGCACGTTTCGCTATTCTCTCTGCTCGCATTGCTGCGAGTTTCTGTCTCCATCGTGGGAGTGGTTTCTGTCCGACGGCCGCTTTGCGGATGGCTGCTCGCTCATGTGCCAGTGCTCGCTTGCGTGCAACGCGCGATGCGATGCCGATCTTGCGAGTCTCCCATGCCTCGGAGGTGAAGATTCCCTCGTGTGTCGGGGTGCCGTCTTCATTCCTTGCGGTCTTACTAATCTCGAGTGGTGTGCGCATTTTGCGTGCGAGCTTCACTTTGTCTTTGTGTTTCATCATACCTATTTGAGTGCGATGGTCGCTGCTATCGTGAATAATGCAATGACGGTTGCGAGCGCAAGCAACACCTGATTCCTGAGCCCCTTGCGTTGCATCTCGACACTCTCGTTGTGCAGTTTGTTATTGGCTCGACTCAGCATGGTGTTTACGCTTGAGTCCTCCTCGATTTTCGAGCGGTGGTTCGACCAATAATTCATCTCTCGCTCACGATTCTCCCTGTCTACCTTCTGCTTTTTTGTCTCTCTCATATTTTTATTGCTTTGCCGCCGGTGAGCTTTTCCCAGCGTTTAATAATCACGTCAACATACCTCTCGTCGAGCTCCATGGTGTAGCAGCTTCGATTGAGTTGGTCCGCAGCGATAAGGGTGCTGCCTGATCCTCCGAAGAGGTCGAGTACGATGTCGTCGCGTTTGCTCGAGTTCCTGATTGCTATCGACACCAGCTTGAGAGGCTTTTGTGTCGGATGGTCGTACTTCATTTCGCGTCCGAGTCTCCACACTGTCGACTCCCCTTCCTCGTCTTTTGTCACTTGTGCCCGGAGTGTCTTCAGGAGTTCCTCGTCGCTCGGTTCCTCCGTCCACTCCGTGTACTGCTTGCGATCGCCGTAGAAGGGGAGTGGTGAGCCTTTCTGGTGGCAGTAAAGTATCGGCTCATGCTTCCAGCGATAGTCGCCGAAGCCCCAGCTCGCCACCTTCTTGACCCAGATAATTTGGTTGCGCACCTCGAATCCGTTGGTGTTGAGTGCGTCCTCAAACTCTCGATGTGTGTGGCTGGCGTAGCAACAATAAAGCGCGCCCTCTTTTTTGAGTGCGTTCTTGTATTGCGCGAATGCGCCGGTGAGCAGGGCTCTGAATGAGTCCTCGCTCATGTCGTCGTTTTTTATTGTGTTGCTGGTGTTCTTGCCATTCCCTTTGTAGGCGACGTTGTATGGCGGATCGGTGAAGACCATGTCGACGAGCGCCCCCCCCCTCAGCGTATCTACATCCGCCTGCGCGGTCGCGTCTCCGCACATGAGTCGGTGTCGGCCGAGCTGGTAGACCTCACCGCGCTTACTGGTTGGTGTGACGATCGCCGCCACCTCTTTGTCTGCATCGAAGTCGTCCTCTCCGTCCTCGCCGAATATCTTATCGATTTCCTTGCTCTCGAATCCCACCTGTGCGAGTAGGACCGGGTCAAACTCTGCGAGTAATTCCTCGTCAAACTCTCCCTGATTCTTGTTGAGTCGGAGGTTGAGCGCCTTTTCCTTTTCGAGTGTGAGCGAAATCCAAACAACGGGGACGGTCTTGAGTCCCTTCTTTTTTGCGATGTCGAGTTTGAAGTTGCCACCAATCACCACTCCCCGGCGCTCGGCCGAGGAGTTGGCGACGATTGGTTGAAGCATGCCGAACTCGTCCATCGAATCGGTGAGCCCTTTGCGTGCCGCGTCGCTCCACTTGCGTGGGTTGTAGTCGGCTGGCTTCAGCTCATCGATCGGTATTTCATGGACTGTGAGTGCGGTTTGCATAGCTAGATTGTGATTGACTTCACGAAGTTTGGCTTCTTGAGTCCCTTGGTGCGGCTCGTTGCGACGAGCTGAGCTGCTTTCTTACTCAGGAATATCACAGGCATTTTTGTGCCGGTGTGGCTGTTGATGTACTCTACCAACTTTCCGCGCTGGTAGACACCGTAGTAGGTCTTCTTTGCCATACCTATATGCCAGCCGTCGTCGGCGCAATTACTCCGGCTGCTACCCAGTCCTTTGTCTGTTGTGCTTCAGGGTCGAGGTCGACTGTCGTACCTGCCGCATGGTCTACCTTGTCGTCGGTCGTGAGGGTCTGAGCGTCGGCTACGGTGAAGCTCACGAGCTTACTCGTATCGACGGCGTTTGCCACTGGCGCCACCACTGGGGCGAGCGCTTCGTCCGACCACGTCTTCACGAGGTCTTCATCACTCAGTGCGATGAGGCTGTTGAGTGACGCGAGTATGTCGAGTGAGTTCTGCACTGCACCCTTGCGCTCCTCGAGGCGCTCTGCGATGGTCTTGTGCTGTCGCTTGCCGTTTTCCCCGATGATTGGGTGACCACTCTCGTTGGTGAGGACTTCCTTTGTCTCAGCGAGCGGTTCTATCGCCAAGAGTAATCGGTCGGCCGTCACGTCGGTCATGCAGGCGATGAGGTTGCGCGTCCACACGTTCTTGTAAAAGTTGAGCCACTGGCGGGGTGAGTACTCCTGTGTGAGCATCGCGTCCATACTTGGCATTGATTTTTCTGGGTCCATGTTGTTGTTTTTAGATTGATTTTTTAATGTTGCACTTCGGTGGTATCGTCTTCGTCGTCGTCTTCGTGGGTATCAGGGTTCACCTGCTCCTCGATGTCCTCTGCCTCCTCCGGGTCTTCGGCCATAACTATCCGCGATCGCCGCGCACCGCACCCGTCTCCTCTCTGCGTGTCGGCCCGGTCTGATCGCGGAGCGCCTGTACGCCGAGGTACTTTACTTTGATGGTCTGCTGCTCGGGTAGTCCGAGCTTCACCATCTTTTTGTGTACCTTGAGGAGTTCGTCACCGTAGACTGCGAGTGCCTCACCGACGGTGACTAGCTGCTCTTTTGTGAAATCCTTTGCCATATCGTTTTCGATTAATTATTAATTTCCGCCTCCGAGCTGTACACGCTCGATTGGCATCTCGAGCAGGTTCCTCAGCGGCTCCATGCCGAGGCTCCGGCGCTCGTGTGTGAATCCGGGCGTGTAACGAATCTCCCGGGTCTTGTCTTCGATTATCGAGACGAGGAAGCTCGGGTTGATGATGCCCTGCTTCACCTGCACCATGAGACCACGCTTGGCACCCTCCTGCACCAGTGCCACCTCATCTGGGTCGAGACGAATGTCGTCGCCTCGGCTCATCACTGCTTTGAAGCCCTGCATTATTTTTGTCATGCTGATATTCCTGCTGCGCTTATAATCCCCTTCCCTTTTCCACTCGACGTTTTGCGCTGCTTGTCGGCCCACGCCTTCAGCTCCCCCAGCTTCGACTCCAGCTGGGAGGGCGTCGTGATCGTGGGAGCATATCGCTCCGCGTTTGAGTGTTGAAGGTAGGCGACCATGTCGAAGGTCCGCTTGAGGCCGTGCTGCTGAATGAGACGCCACGCGGCCTCTCGCTGTGGAGGAATTCCGAAGAGTCGATTATAAGAAGGGTTCACGTCTTTGAATGCTTCGATGACATCAGCGATTTGCTTCTCCTCCTCCGCGCTGCGCGCGGGATTCTGTTTTACTTTCTTATCTTTATTACTTGGGCCCTCTGTGTTACTTACTGGTCGGGAAACACCACTGTGGGAATTCCCCACTGTGGTGTTTTCCGACTCGGGCTCCTGAGTCGGGATTTCCGACTGAGGCTCTGCATGTGAAATGATGTATTTTACCCTCCCATTTCCCTGCCTGACTCTGAAGAGGTAGCCTTGATCCTCGAGTTCTTTTATCCCTGTCAGTAGTGCCTCACGACCGTCGACTGCATCGTCCTTTATGCGGTGTGTCGAGAAGTCCCACGTCTCAGGTTTACTGAATAGGTAGGCATAGATTCCCTTCGCTTTCCAGCTCAGTTTCTTGTCGTTCAGGACGTGGTTTGCGACCTGAGCGTAGGGTATTTTTTTGTCGC